CAACCGTCTTATTGATCGCAACGCCGCAAGCAGGACATTCAGAAATATTTTCTGGCTTGAAGTCGAGCGCCCACTCTCTAGTCAGCTTGAGGCGTGCAGCAGCAATACGTTGGACTTCAGTGATCATTCGATGCTGATGGAACTTGCTCCACTCGTCGTCAGCAACAAAGATCAACCTTCTAAACCACTCAAGCTGAAGGTTGTGTTCCTTATGGATTCTCTCAGCTTGATCTGGATCTTCCATCAGATCTTCAATCGTCCAATACCCTGGGAGAGTCCACAGCGCAGGGCGCGCGTCCTCACCGAGCATATACTGCCCATCGAGGAAGTCTCTTACTACAGACTCCGCAATGGTCAGGGCCGGAGTTCTGATGGTCATCATCCCACGGTATTCATCCAGATACACGTGGAAGAGACCTTCCTTCACTATAAGGATCTTCGGCTCTAGCTCATTCTTTGCAGCCTCGACCTGATAGATAGCTGGAATGAGAGGCTTCTTCTCAAACACTGGAAGAGGAAAAAGCGAGACTATTGTCGCTACTGTTCCGAAATCGCTAGGCATCTTTCTTAATCTCCGGTACTACGATAGCTTCCTTATTCTGGAGCATCGTTGCGAGGTAAGGTGATTCGTTCTCTAGAATCTCGTAAGCCTCTAGAACTTCCTTATCGAACTCTTTCTTGTCTGCGTCGTAATGATCCTTCAGAGTACTCTTGACCCCGTTTTCTAGAGCATCTGTAATGAACATACAGACTGCTAGATTCGGATTCTGTCCTGGCTTGAAAGCCCAAATGACTTCCCAACCATTCCAGTCCTTTACCTCATCTGGGATTGCAAAAGCCCCATTACCAAAGTACTTCTCAAGAATAAAGCAGTCCCTCAGATAGGAGTATTTCTGCAGCTTCTCGGGAAATGCGCCTGGGACTATTACACGTAGTTCGTACTCGTTATTCGACCAAACGAGGCGATAGCGCGCGCCCCACTTCAGTTCAAGGTCGTGATTTATAAGTGCTACAGCTTGTTTGTCTATCATCGCAATGTCCACCCAGATACGTGATTGCCATCCTTTACTGTGTCTCTATTATTGTCTTTTTGTGTTCCGATATACAAGTGCGACCAGTTCCAACATGCACGGTTATTGCATTTGTGATTTGCTTGAGTTCCATCACGAAGATTCAACCCAAGCGAAATATAAGCCGATAGTCTATGTGCATGGTACATCCTATCACACCACCAAATTCTTCCATACCCATCCTTATCTTTAAGTCCTTGTAGCTCCCAACACCCATTTGGAGTAATAACAGTTCGAATCTTCAGTCTTTTAATCAACTTATCAATCATAAAAAGTAGAGGGGGATTTCTCCCCCTCTCTCCTAGTAACCAGCAGGTACAGCGAGATTATCGATGTACGCGCAAACTGCTGGATTGGTAACGTACAGATTAAAGGAACCCACAACGTAGAAGATCTGTGAAGTAGCGACACCGCCACTGGTGCCTCTGATTTCAAAGATCTTACGACCATCGACTTCATAGAACCCGGCTGGGTGCATTTCTGCACGACCCCACACCGAAGTGACGATGAAGTCAATCCGGCGCTTGTCCCATGAGTAGTGCTTCCTGATGCTGACGCCAGCGATCTGGAAGTTGTCACCCTCGCCAAAATAGAGATCGACTCCTTGTTTCCCAGGATTCTTGTTGATGAGCATGACCGACTGGGCCATCTCTTCATAGGCCTGGACCTGGCAGGGATGCATCCATGCCGTCGACTTCGTTCCATGATCCTGACCGAGCCTGTCTCCGATCTTATTCATGGCGAGTCTTGCATACGGAAGGGCCAAGGAAGTCCCGTTCGCATTCACTCGATTCGCACGAATCTCAGGAAACAAAGCTCGGTCAAGTCCGAGCCACGAGCCAGTTGACGCATTCGAGATATGGTAAGGAACACCATACATCGAAACAGGAGGCGTGCCAGTCAGACCTGACACAACCAACTTGTCGCCTGCCGTCGGCGTGGTGGCCGCACCATTCAACCTGACTGTCTTGTTCTGCAAGTCCAGTAGGTCAATCGGTGCTTCACCATTGATCGACGCACCAGCCGCGAAAGGCTTGCGAGTCGTCAATGTGGAGTTGTACAGAGAGAGGAGCTGACCGTGACGCATGAGGCGAACGCCAAATCCGTCCACGTCACACGTCAGAGTGTCCTTACCACCGGCAGTGGTGTAACCTGAGACAGTGCCCAACACACCTGTACCGTCTGAGGATACGGCCAGAGCGTCAACTGCCCTTCGGAATTCCACCATGCCGGAGGCAAGGAGCTTCTTGACAGACTGGACAACAGCCTTGCGAGCATTGTCCGTAGCCCACTCTGTCTTCTTGTGCCATTCAATAGCGTGCCGAAGATGCACAGTATTGACGACCGCCTTCTCGTAGGTCGGTCCTTCACCGCGTCCGAGGTCGCCGCCCGCAGGATCGAAATGTCCGAACCGTCCGCCGGGCCTGATCTCCAACGGAATACGCATATCCCTGTTGGAAATCTGCTCGACTTCGCCCTTCTCGATCGTGGAATAGAAAGTGTCTTCCTTATCGAAAAGAACCGGAATCTTGGTTCTGACCTTCTCAAGCTCCGTGGCAGCTACCTGTGTTTCGTCCATAGCCATGACAGGTAACTCCTAGCGAGTGCTCCGTTTTGGCGTGTACTTTCCATTCAAGAAGTCCATGTCGCTTGTCTTGTTCCAATTAACATCTCTTGCCGAAGGAGTTTTACCGGCGGAACTAGACGCTGCGCCACGTCCCGATGCTGGAATGTTAGTTCTCTTCGCCTGCGGAGCCTCAGTAATTGCTTTCGTTGGATGACTGACTTGAAGGCCTGCCTCGGCTCTTAGCTTCTGTCGGACTGAAGGAATCAGAGTTTTCGCCCCTCGCAAGTAGGCGTTTATTATTTCTTTGCGAGTCTCTTTTGGAAACCCAGTCGACTCTGCTTTGCGCCACAGAGCATTCATTTGACGTAGATGACGTGTATCTTTAGCGAGAAGTTGATCGACCTCCTGAAAGACTGCGTCTTTCAGAGACTTCTTAAGAAAAGGAGATATACTTTTATCAGAATCTATCCCCTTCGCGATTTCTTTGATTGTTTCTTCCCGACCTTCCGAGTAGCATTCGTTTGTGAAGTCGGCTTGCTTCTCTTGCCAGAAAGCAGCTCGCTCGGCTTTGACTTTTTCTTCGGCCTCATTAGGCACCTCACGCTTCGCATCGAGGTCGGGAATCTCGGGCTTTCCGTAAAGATACTTGGCGATATGTAGTGCGGCGTTTCGGAGATTAGTGTTCTCAGTACCTGCTGCATCGCGAATCGCGCTGCGAAGTACATCGTTGACAGCTGGCAGCGTAAGTTCTGCGTAAAGCTCCATTGACTTCTCCTTGATGGTCGGGAGAAAGTCCTTGGCAACCTTTTTGAAAGTGTCCTTGTTTGCCTGCTCAACGTCATTGAGAAGCTCTTTGATCGAGCCACCTATGATTGAATTCTCTAGCTTGTTGAAATATCCTGCTCGCTGTGCAGCTTCTCTTGCGTCCTCAGGTGTCGCAAATACCTCTGAATACGCACGGTCATTGCGTATTGCCTGAGCCAGCTGTGGTATCTCTTTAAAGATATTCGGATACTTGGTCTTAATATCCTTAAATCTAAGTTGGCCCTCTGGAACTTCAGCGTCATCAGGCTCTGGCTCGACGGCTTTTGCTGCGACCTTCTCTTCCTCTTTGACTTCTTCATCTGTTTCAAAAGTGACTTCTCCAGGCTCTTCAACAGAGGCTTCGGCTTCCGCTGTTTCGGTCTCTTCAGCAGCAGGAGTATCGTCCTCATTGAGGATCTCTAGGTCACTCTTTGATGAGTCGTCAGATCCGCCAAGCACATCATCTTCGGCCATTACTTATTCTCCTTAGGGGACATTTGCTATCCCACGAGGTGCAGGAATATTCTCTGTGTCTTTAGCTTTGGGTGGACTGCCTTGACCTGGAGCTTCAGGCGGCGCTCCTCCCTGCATCATCATTTGTTTCATCATTTCCTGTTGTTCCATCATCACATGATTCTGTAGATGTGCAACAACATTCATATAACCACCGGGATTGGTCATCTTCTGATCCATCCCGATCTCAGAAACGCACCACTCTTTGATCACTGCAATATGCACAGCATGTTGGTCAACCTCTTGCTCAACAGGAACAGTAGACTCGAGGATTGGAGTCCCGTCCATTGGGTTGATACCTACAGGCTGTGGCTGACCATTGAGCAGTTCGTAGATCTCGTATAGCTGCTTGCTTCTGTCTGCATCACCCGGAACTGTCATTTCCGGAATACCAACCAAGTCAGCGACCGTATGGCGATTTTCAGGATGAAACAGAGCCTCATTAAGAGCTTCATTATTCAGTTCGAGAAGGCGCATAATGATGTCGCGCTTCTGAGACCAGGCTAGAGGGAACTGTTCTGAAAGTTCAGGCTCGACCTGACCAACCTGACCAGACATCTCTGCCTTACGAATCCAGACGTTGATGTACGAATTCTTACCCTGTGATCTTACGATCTTCTCGTCCGTCTTCATGTTCTTTGCATAGCATTTTACTGCTTTGCTTTCAAGATCGGACCAGAAGAACGAGATCATTTTATAAATGATTTGAAGTCGTTGAAGAGCCTGAGCTCTACTCATTGAATACTCGGAGGCTGTATCACTTCCTCCTTGCATTGTTCCGCCGTAGACTGACGGTACAGTTCCAAGTACAAACTGACCAGCTGTCTGTAGATCGTCGTGGAACTCCTTATGCTCCCTGGATAAAAGAGCTGCACGGTTTGTATAGAAAGCCGCCGAAATATTCCCACCCGCCGGGGCTTTGACAGGGTATAGAGCGCCAGGAGAAACCTCCATCGATCTGTATTTTTGCAGATCAATGACAGAAGAATCAACGAACGTCTCTGGAATACCGTGTCGTATGGTCTCGACAGTAAGCTGGAATACTTCATTAGTCATCTCTTGAATCGGAACAATAGGATTAGCATAAGGCTGGCCGTGGACACGATCAAGTATAGGATCTACCGATACAGTCCAATACTCGTCCATGTCTTCGTCGTTGACTTCTGCCAGAACATCGTTAATATATATAGCTCGCAATCCGCTAGGAAATTGGGATTTGAGAGCCAGAACGCGTTCATCGTCCATCTTCCCAATCTTATTGAACATCCAGGGACGCAGCCAGATCTGACGGCACGTGCATACTTCCTCATCACTATCCGACTGAACAATACTAGGGGCGCGCGCCCAGCGGTCGTATCTTTCACTATCAGCAGTAGGAACGATCTTATCTGCAATGTGAGGGAACTTCTCCTGCATCTCAGCGACATCGTGCTCATCGTTCAGAATCAGATAACCTGACTGCTGCAAAGTGCGCGCCCGTGGGAAGATCTGGACGTTGGTTGCACCATACAGCTCAATGATCTGTCGAGACTTCGCTACAGTTTCTTCCCAATCTAGCTCTTGAGTAGGCTCTTCCTCTGTCTCAATCATGGGAGCTACATTCGCTCCGCAGTTTGGACAAATCTCCGCGTTCGCTGGAGGAGGCTCCATCATGCCTGGCTGCGGCGGGACAGGCTCCTCTACAGGAGGAATCATAGCCTCATCAGATAGGCCTTCTAATCCCGGAGCTTCAGGCATTCCAGTCTCAGCAGGTAGATCTTGCTCCATCACAGCTTCAACTGGAGGAGGTTCTACTGGAGCTTCGGTCTGAGGATTAGCACTATTCTCGATCGTCGTTCCTGCACCTTCAGGGACAGGCATTTCTTCAATAGGTGGTCCTCCCAGCTCGTCCGCGAGTTGGGAGGTGTTCATCGGCTGAACAGCTAGGTTCTCACCACACTCCGGGCAATATCCTACCTTGTTCTTGAGAACACCTTGACGAAAATGCTGTACAGTTTCAGTACCATACTTCGAGTTCTGGTCGTTGAATGTATAAGCGCAGATAATTCCTTGATTGTATAGAAGACCAATGGCCTTCATAAAAAGGAACGGAGCTTTGTTATGCTTCCTTATTAGTTCAGCGAGGCGTGAGTAAGCCTGAGCAGTGTAAATGTCTTGAGCCTGATCTGCATCATTCGGATAAAAGCGAGTTGCTGGCAGAGATTGTGAGATTGCAGAGATAATGACTTCTCCGTGGGCTTTATAGACGTTGACGATTTTGTTCTCGATGTCTGCCTCTTCTGCGTAATCATAGTCATCCCCTTCGGCGTTCGAGATAAATCGCCAATCGTGCGCCACTTCACTGAAGTAGATATTCTGCAAACCTTCCCAGAAATACTCGTTGCGCTTGTAGGTCTTCATCAACCTATCGCGCGCAAACTGGTCTCTGGAATCTATCTGTAGAATGATAGAGTCAAGAGCTTGCCTTAGCTCTGGTGCGAGAATATCGTCTTCTTCAATCTGATTCGTCATTACTTCTTCCAGAACTTTTCAAGATCTTGTAGCAAAGTATCAAAACGACTATGTGCAGTAGGAATCTTATCGCTCTTGTTAAACTTGGCAAGTGCTGATTCGATGTTGTTCATCACTGCTTGCCTGTTATTTGTAAGTTTGCTCGTCGTCGTACCGAGCGCGCTCTTGATATCCGCTTCACTTAACTGAGGAAGTTTGCCATCTTTCCATAGTTCCACGATCTGATTGTAGATTGGCTCTTCCTCACCAAAGGCTTCATTAGGATGATAGCTGCTATCGAGTTTATCATTACCGAAATGCTTCCAGGCTTGACCTCTGTCAATCTCGATAATTCCGTTCGACGTCATTAACCATTGCCCGGTGTGCGCGTCGTGGTTGGACGTGAGCCAATCCACAGGATGATGTTGTATGATCTCTTGAAGTTGTTCGGAAGTTAACTTGGTCAAATCCTTATTACGCAGTGTAGGCCAGTCAGCTCTATTCCCAATTAAAGGCTGCATCGATCCTAATCTGCCATCCATTGTCTGGACTGCTGTTCTAGCGTCATACAATCCGCCAAGTGCCGCAACCTTGTTTGCTCTAGTCTCCATCTCTGGCATGTGAGCTTTAGAGGGATCTGCGACCTTGAAAAGATAATCCTGACCACCCTTGGTGTATATATCCTTCTCGTACATTCCAGCTAGATTAGCATTAGCTTCCTTCAGCTTGAATGTATCGGCAGGAGCAACGCCAGTAGAAGTGCTCTTGACTCCAGCAATCAGGTCTTCAATAGGCTTAACTTTAGGACTACCTGATATCCACGCACCATTCGGCTGTTGCTTCATGAACTGCGTGACAAACGGATATGCTGAAGCGTCTGCCTGAAAGAAAGCGAGCTGCAACTTGGCAAAGTCGGATGGATTCATCCCGAGTTTATCGGCCTTCTTTGCAAGTTGGTCTGCGACCTGCTCTGGAGTATACTTACTTGTTCCTTGCAGAAGCGAGCCAATCATATCGTGATTGAAAAGCTCTGTAGCAAGATCGATGTCCTTTTGATCGAACCCTTCCTTCTTCAAAATGTCCGACATGATAGGAACAGTGAACCCGTGCTGCAAGGTCTTGTCATTTGCAGCCAGAGCTTGCGGCTTTCCAATGTCATGCAAAGGAAGCGCAACATTCATCAAGGCTTCTACATCTGTCCCATATCGACTAGAGATATCTGCAAAATCTTCCGGAGTTAATTGAGTCTTCCATTGATCGAGAACCTTTCCTGTATGCTTCTCGATACTACCCATCTCCGTGCCGCTGTGCTTGGCGAAGTTCTCTGCAACATGTGGGTAGGTATTCTTCAAGTAATCTAGAGTGCCATAAGTATCTAGATTCTCAAGCGTAGCCTTCCCCATAGGATTAAGAGGAGCAGGAACATCCTCGAATCCTGGTATACCCTCAGGCAGAGCAGATGGTAGTGTCGCTGCTGCTGTTTGGTTCTCATTAAATATCGAGGGCGCGATTTCTGCAGCTTCCTCGTAAGTGAATCCTGAATGCTCCAGTTCACTAATGATCTCATCTAACGTCTTACCAGGAGCAGGCGGCGCGACCGTAGGATTATTTATTGCGTTCTGAACTTGACTGTACTGTTCAGGATGAGCGTTCTTGACGAAAGTCTGGTCCTTAGCACTTAGTGCTTCCCAAGCTGTAAGAAGTTCGTCAGTATCAGAAACCTCTGAAGAGTACTGCACGAAATCCTTAGCAGCGGGACTTGCCTGAACACCGAGAGTCTTCTTAGCTGGGGCTGAAGGCGGAGGTAGCTCCTTCCAAGGCTCATGAGTGAGCGTTGGCTTTACATGCGCATTATACGCATCAGGATACTTTTGTGAGAAGTAATGCTTTTCAACTGCATTAAGATTTCCCCAAGCAGTTTGAATCTCCTGTTGAGATGGAGATGAATTGGTTGTCGCAGCAACCATATCATTCATATAATCATCATCGATATGTTCAGGATGCTGTTCTGGACCTGGAGTTAACCACGGATCAGGTGTCTCGGCGGCAGGAGCAACCTCACCAGTATAATGCCCACCCTCATACTCCTTGATGATAGATAGTTTAACTTTCTGTACTTCATCGAGAGGTAATCCTCTAGCCTCTAGCTCCTTAAGAGTTCCTTGTTCATAGGTTGAGATAGGCTTACCCATAAACGACGGTGGATAGTCCCAGGATTTCGGAGCAGGAGGTTCCTCAGGGATGTTCTGCGCCGCCCAATCCATAGCTTGCTGTTGGGTATAACCTTGAGTCGCAGTGGTATCAATAGGACTTGATATAGGAGGTAATGGTGCCTCACCCGGGAGTGGTGATGATACTCCACCTGGTGCATCACTTGGAAATGTTCCTGTAGAGACTCTACCTCCCCACGAAGTACCCTGTGGAGCAATCTTTCCTTTGACCCAAGGGGTTGTATTCAAATCTAATTGGGTCTCAGGTGGCGCCTGCCAAGCTTGCCTGGGATCAAAAGCTATAGACGGATCATCACCTGCATTGTA